GAGATCTACACTAGATCGCTCGTCGGCAGCGTCAGATGTGTATAAGAGACAGGGGTGGAGCGGTTAAGTATTCTTTGGTTTCGGCTGCGACTGCGTGGCATGCTGACATTATAACGGATTTGTATGCTCGTTATGTGAAAGCTGCTGATGCGCTGATTTTTTAAGAGTGAGAGGACTTTAACGGAGGATAACGAATATGCCCGAATTAGCATTATTGAACCCTACTGTGTTAACAGGTGTTATTGAGCAGTATGTGGCTCCCCCTGAGAACGTGGCTCGTCCTCTCTTTAGTAAGGTGAAGCACCCGTTTCCCGTTGCAGAATGGGATGTTCTACGGGGCAGTCGCCAGAGGGCGCAGGTTACGATGCCGAATAGAGAAGGTAAGATTGTCGAGCAGTTAGGTATCGGCAAAAAGACTTCTACTTTCATCTATGTCAGAGAGAAAAAGGCTTTCGAGCCTACTACTCTGAGATGGCTGCGTGAGCCTGGTCAATTGGCGAAAGCCAATGCGGAAGCTGCGGTTCGGAGGGAGACTAAAGACCTCAATGACCGTATGGAAAGACTCGTTGAGTCATTTTGTTGGGAATCCCTGAAGGGAACCATTACTATCAGTGAGCCTGATGTTAAGGCTGTGGTAGATATGGGGATTGACGCTACTCACAAACCAACTGCTGCAACGTTGTGGAGTGATTACCTGAATGCGGATATCATTGGAAACATCAAGGCTTGGAAGAAGCTTATCACTCAGGAGAGTGGTTTTGCTCCTACTGACCTCTATTTGTCTTCGGATGTGATGGAGATGGTCTATAAGAACTCTGATATCCTTTCACTTTTTTCAGAGCGTCACAAACATGGGTATCTCCAGACAGGCGAGATTGAAGGTTTACTTGGAATGAACTGGCACATTTTTGATGGTGGTTACGAGAACACCTCAGAGGTTTTTCAGCAGTACATTCCGTCCACTCACATCTTTATGATGGCAAAGGGTGGAAATCCTTTCGTACTTATGGAAGGACTGTCGGCTGACGAAGATGCGCCTAAGCAGTATGTTGGTAAGTTCGCTAAGAGTTGGAAGACAACCGACCCCTCAGCCCGTTTCGTGCTTGTGGAGTACAACTTTCTGCCAATAATTATGCGTCCTGACAACATCATCTATGCACAGGTAGCTTAATAGGTAGGCGATGACTAAAGGTCATAATGGTTATTGCCCACAAGAAGCTGCAAAGGAGTTACAGTTAGGTTTTTCGTAAGAGAACAATAACCTCAATGGGGTCTTACGACCCCTGCGAGGGGGATGGAGGTGGGAATTTACTATGGAGAGTTGTACATGCTAGCAATGTGTGTTGCTGATGGACTAACAGTAGGTAGCAGAGTCTACCGTAAGGGCGAGGTGTTTCCGGCTACAACTGAAATCGCAGGGATGTTTAGTGATTTTAGTGATGACCAGATAGCTCGTCGTCAGGTTAAGTTGTACAAGCGAGTGTTCTATCGCAAGGTGACGTTGGAGGAGATGGTTGTTGCTTATGACGCAGACAAAGCTCTGGCTAAGCACATGACTGACCGTGAGCGTAAAATGATTGCTGCTTTCAAGTTACGGAAAAAGCAGGATTCAGAAGACTTTATGTCTCAGCTTGACGTTGACCCGAAAGAGATTGAGAAGATGGTGAATCCTCCAAAGCCTGCACCGGAACCTGAAGTGATTGATGATATAACCGAAGAAGAAGCAGGTATCTCTGAAGAAATGGATGAGGCTAGGTCATTGGTTGAAGAGCAGACTGAGGTTGAAACTAAGCCTGCACCTAAGACGACAACTCGTAGGTCTACGAGCGGGAAGAAGAAATCCAAACCGTAGTGGTGATACATGCCTGTATGGTCTACATTAGCATCTATAGACGATGTTAAACATGCCGGGAATCTAAGTGACCGTATCTTGGAGGACTCTCTTCGCTTTTATTTAGACATAGCCAGTTATTTTTTGCATGAAATGATTGGTGCTACGAACTACGATGCTGCAAGGCAAGAGACTTTGGTAGTTCCTTTTAATGATATGTTGAAGAAGGCTGAGGCGTGTTTGGCTGTGGGTTTTGCTCTTCCTGCTGTTGCGGTTAAGACGACTGAGCAGGGGATTGTTAAGCAGATGGCTATGGCACGTGGAGGCGAGTATCAGAACATGTCCTTTGCGAAGGAGATACGAGAGCTTGCTGAGTCATTCATATCTATGGCTAACTTCCTTATACCTTCTGAGATGATTGAGGATGAGGATAGCTATAACTTGGCTTGGTATCATGTCATACAGACGGTGTTCCCAGGACTCGATGAGTTTCCTACCAGAGGCACTATACACAGTGCTGCGGAGGAGGTTATTCAAACGGCTCGTGGTGCTGAGGGGTTTGTACCTGATGGGGTAGATTAATGCCTTATTACACCATCATCAGCAAGAAAGGGGTTTTTCCTCCTCCTGTGGGGATGGCTGAGCGAGCGATTCTGTCTAAGATAACTCTATACTCTCACAAGATAATGAGAGAGAGTCGAGAAATTCTTGCGCAAGTAACTCCTGAAGGAGAGACAGGTAAGTTAAAGAGCAAGATTGCAACATGGGGATTTCGTGTGTATTCCCAAGGAGCTATTCGATTTAATTTAGGTTGGCGTAATCAAGATTTTTCTGGGGTTAACTACAGTTCTTTTGTTGACCAAGGCACAGGTCTTTATGGCCCGTTTAAAACTCGTATTGTTCCTAGACAGGCTAAGAATCTAGTGTGGGAGCAGCATGGTATTAAACACAGAGCACCTTCAGTTGCAGGTCAGCGTCCTCAGTACTTACTCAATCAGGCGGTAGATAAGACTAATGAATGGTTTTTGTATTGGCTTGAGCGGATGCGAGTTGATATGTATCGGAAGATGGTATGATAAAACATAAGGAAGCCTTATATGAGATTATGGATGCAGAGATGCAGACAGGTCAATCTCTAGCGGGGTACTGTGATATCATATTAAAGACGAGTATATCTAAGCTACCATCGGATGCTAATAAGTTTTTAATGCTTGGAGACTTTAGTACGATAGCGATTGAGTCGGGTCGTATAAAGCAAAAGTTTTTGATTATCAATCAGGATATTATTTGTGGTGGAGTTGAGAACTTACATAATCAAGATGGTGAAGTAGATGCAGAAGAGTGGGCATTTAATCTGGTGAAGATAGTTAGGACTATTTTACGTAACAACCAACAGCTTGTGTCGGCTTCATATGCAACTGGAGTGGCAAAGGCGAGTTATATACAGGATGCGCCTCAGGAGTTTGTGTTCTTTTATGACTCTTCATGTTGTATCCATACGCTGAAGCTTGAGCTTCATGTAGAGGAGGACGACTCGTAATGTCTGTATTCCCGAAAGGGGTTGTGACTGCTGTCAAGACAGCGTTAACGAACGCTCCTACACTGACGTATGTGGATACTGTGGTGGTTATGAAATATTCTCCTGAGGTTTTGCCGGATTTTGCAGATTACTGCATTATAATAAATCCGTTGACAGTACAGAGTGAGCCTTATCCTGCTACTCAGAGGTGGCATCAGTTGGAACTTCAGTTAGTACTGTTGGCTAAGATGGGAGACAGGAGTGAAGAGGATGCATTGTTAGCAGATAACCCACCTACTAATGTGGGTATGCTGACAATGTATGAAGATGTGTATACTGTGTTGTATGGAAACAACCTGGGTGGTGAGATAGAACTCCTACCTGGATTAAGCGAGCTTGACCATCCAACGGTGTTCAATGTGATTCAGGATGAACGAGACACGTTTTTGATTGAGGCACAGATGGGTTACCGTCCAAGGGGAGTTCGTTGGGTTAATTTATCCTAGGAGGTAAGAATGCCGAAAGTTAAAGTTAAGCTTAAGAAAGGGGTTGGCAAAGTGTTACGCTTGACTGACCCTGGTGGTTCTATTATTATTAATACTGATGGTGAAGTTGATTTGGATGAAGCTCAGTACAAAAGAGTACAAAAGTATGTGGACAAGGTGAAGGCTAAGCCTGTACCTAAGCCGAAGCCTGTGCCTGAGCCTACGAAGAGTGAGGACAAAATCGAGGAAGTAAGTAAGGAGTAAACGATGACACTTCCAGGCTATGAAGCACAAAGAACACTGGATATGCAGTGGGCCTTCTCTGCGAAGATTCAGGATGACTATGACACTGTACTCGTTGACGGTGATGTTGACCTGTCTCATCCTGTGCGGGAGGCTAGTGTTGCTGAGTTGACGAAGGAGCTTCGTTCGGATAAAGAGACATATGGTAAGGGCCATGAGTTTCCTACGACTACGTGGGAAGTGGCTCGAAGCACTATGCTGTCACGGAGTATGGATGGCAGTTCTCTGGCTCTGGGTTGGGCAGCTTCGTTACTATTGGGTAAGGTGACTACGACACAGCCTGATGCTGTGGGGTCTACGAATACATATCATCACGATATGGAATTTTTTGACCCTCCGACAGCAGGAACAGCAGTCTTGCCGACCACTACGGTTATTGAGAGGGTTTCTACAGGTATTAAGCGTGCCTTGCCTTCACTGGCTATGAGTTCGATGACGATTACAGGAGAGGGTTTTGAAACTCTTAATGTAGCGATGGAAATGGTGGGTAGTGGTGTAGTTTCATCTTCGGCTAAGACTATGCCTTCGCTAGCTACTGTGTCCTACCTAGCTTCAAATTCAGTTACGGTTAAGCTTGGTGATTCACAGGAAGATGTTTCTACTCGTGTCAGGAGTTGGTCAGTTACCTTTAACAACAACCCCAAAGAAGACCGGGGATACTTTCCCACTAGTGGGTTGTATCGTGGACGCATGGAGATTGGTGCTCGTAGTGTTGTTCCGAGTCTGGTTCTTGACTTGGATGCATCAAGTGATTTGTACACTGATTTCTTGAACAACACTGAGATGGCGTTAGATATCTACTGTGAAGGTGATTACACAGAGGGAACTGATTATCGACACTATCTACGGATGCGTTTTCCGAATCTGTATTACCGGGCTATTCCCATTGAAGATAATGACGGTGTGTGGACATACGCTGTCAGCTTTGATGAGGAAACAGTTATTTATGATGACCAAGCGTCAACTCCGCTACTCAGGCTAGAGGTGCAGAATCTTCAGACTGAGTATCTGGGGACAGCAACGTAAGAAGTGAAATTTAAATAGGAGAGTTGGTACATGTACGATTTAAGTGTGAAGGAATGTATGTTCAAGGTTACAGACGCTAGGGGTAGCCGAAAGGTTGTGCTGAGGCATTATTTTCGGCTACCTACTCTCCAAGATTGGACAGCCTATCATAAGGGCGTGTCTGAGCTTGGCCTGAGTAGAGGTCGTGAGACTTTCGAGGTGTCTGATAATGTTCAAGCTAAGAACCTTGAGCTATGGGAGAAGTTGATTGTTCGGGTTAAGGGCTACGCTGTTGACGGTGTGGATGTTAACGAGAAAGAGGATTGGCAAGAACTGATTCCTCTGCCTCACAAGGTTCAAGCTGTTGCGGGTTTCATGACGACATGGAGACGTACTGATGAACTGGAAGAAGCTGTTGTTCTAGACCTTGGTTCTGATAGTGTTGAGGTGAGTATTGTAGTGTTGCAGAATGTTGAGGATACAATGACTCAGCATGAGGTGACATTCTATTTTGATTCACCGGATGCTATTGATTATAAGAACATCAGTAGGCTTCAGAGCCGTATGCGCCTGACCCGGACTAAGGAACGTAATGTCAGTTCAATTAGTGTTCCCACGGATATCAAGCCTTACATACAGTTGTTTGATAAACTGGTTAAGAAGGTAGAGGGCTACACATATGATGGTGCTGACTTGATGGAGCAAGCTAACTGGAAAGAGCTTATTGATGCGTATCATAAGCGTGAGGCGATAGGTGACCTGTTTACGTCTGAGTTTGAGGATGACGAGGGAAACTAACCGAGACCTCTGCGATTGTTCGGGAGGTCATAAAGACGCTTATAGCAGAAGGTTTTCAGAGAAACGTTTGCCCTGGTCAGGAACGGTGTCCAAAGTATCAGACGGCACAGAGTCAAGACAAGATTTGTGGACAGTGTGGTAAGAATGTCAGTAAGACGAGACTGGATGAAATTGATGGAGCATTCGGGGTTGTGCCTTGGGTGCGACACATC